AGGATTTCTTTCAGGAGAATATGATTTTTATTTTGATGGAGATACCATTGGAGTAGATAAGGTAGCAGATCTTGTAGATACTGCAGAACTTTTAGGAACTATTGAAAAGGGTGGTGCCTGGTACACAGTTCTAGGTGAAAGACTACAAGGTAGGGCAAAAGTAATTGAATACCTAAAAGAAAATCCAGAGAAACTAAAACAACTTGAATCAACAATTAACTCCTAAGTATACTTTATATAATGGTAAGTTTGTTTGCCATACGTGTAAAGAAATAGTTCCTAAAGCAAGAATGTATGCAGAAAAAGGAGATCTTACTTGGATGTGCTCTCAAAAGCATTTATCAAAAGTAACTTTTCCACAGAAAGGATATTGATGAGCGAGCGTTCTGAACTAAAACGTATCGGTGCAAAGCCACACGTTAATTCAGGTAGGGGACCAGTCAAGGCTGACGGATCATTGGATGACTTCGTAGTAGATGTCAAAGAATATTCTAAATCCTATTCCGTTAGCCAAGACTCTTGGGCAAAGATTGTGTCAGACACAATGAAAGTAGATAGAAAAAAGAATCCAGCATTAATGGTAGTTCTTGGTTCTAAGCATAAAAAGGTAAGACTTGCTATAATTGAGTGGGAAGTATTTGAACAATTAAGAGAGAAGAATTAATGGAAAGCACAGTAGAATTATTAAATAAACTAACATCTTTTAATGAGATGTCTGAGTATATGCAAGATGAAGAGTTTACAAAAACTCTTACTATTGTTGCAAAATTAATAGTTAATCCAGATGTTCCTGCGGCAAAGGCTACTTTACTAATTACACAATTACAAGCACAGTCTGCAAAATTTGCAATGCTGGCCGCCTGGTACTCTCATGTTAAAAAAGATGATAGGGCAAAAAAGAATATGTACTATGCAATAAGAGAAGCAACCGACAAACTGGTCGATGCCCTTAAATATAATGTAAGGAATTTTTAATGACAAAAGGATTAGTAAATAAGATGGTTAAGAAAAAGGAACCAACTTTAGACCTAAGTAAAATTGCAGATCATATTCACGAAGGTCATATGAAATTATCTAGTAAAACTGGATTTATTAAAAAGAAAACTTTTAGCCCATCTACTTTGGTTTTTGGTAATGGTCATTGTGCAAGATATTGGTATCTAGCATTTGAAGGCAATGAATGGGAAGAAAAAAATACAGGTATTAATTATGCCAACATGAATACAGGTTCTACTAGCCATGAACGAATTCAGGGTGCACTAGAGGCACAAGGTATTTTAGAATGGAAAGAACAACAGATAGTTAACCAAGATCCACCAATTTTTGGGTATGCTGATGCTATGGTTAAGTTGGAAGAAAAGTTAGTTCTTCTTGAAATTAAAACAACTAAAAACGAGGCCTTTGAATATCACAAAGCAAAGGGTACTGCAAGTTCTTATCATATTGAACAACTACTTATTTATATGAAAATACTAAAACAACAAGTTGGTGCTATAGTTTATGAAAATAAAAATACTCATGAAATATGTGTTATCCCAGTCGTTGCAAATCAAAACTATGTTGATTTTATTGATTATTTTTTTGATTGGATGCGTAAAGTTAAAAAAGCATTTGATGATAAAGAACTTCCAGAAAGAGCATATAGAAAAGATTCTAAAGTTTGTGGATCTTGTCCAATAGAAAAGGTATGTGATTCAAGGGATAAGGGAGTAATTAAAATTGAAAGAAGGAAAGAACTTGAATGCTAAAACATTGTCAGTGCTGTGACAAATCATTTGAAACAGAAAGCAAAAATCAAATTTATTGTTCTAGTGAGTGCAGGGCTAAAGCAACTAAAGAAAAAATTGTACAGCGATATAGAGTTACCAAGTCTAAAGAAAGAATTGGAAAGAATCGCATTTGTGCTGGCGGCTGTGGTACTAAACTTAGCATTTATAACGATAATACCTTTTGCGATCCTTGTCTTGTTAATAATAGGAGGGTAGATAAATTCTTAAAAGAGATTAAGAATTTTTTTGATTATGAGCAAAAGTAAATTAAGATATATTGGAAATCCAAAAACAATTTTAGCAATAGATGCATCAACTAACTCTATGGCATTTTCTTTATTTACAGAAAGAAAGTTGGTTGAGTATGGAAAAATACATTTTTATGGAAACCATGTTTACGAAAGAACTGGTGATGCTACTAAAAAAATATCAGCATTTTTAAAAGATTATGAAATAGATGCAATAGTTATAGAATCAGCAATATATACCAACTCTCAAAATACAGCAATTACATTATCTTTGGTTCAGGGGGCAATACTTGGAGCAAGTCAAATGTATTATAAGGCACCAATAGTTTCATGCTCTCCAGTTTCTTGGCAGTCCTGGATAGGCAACGGTAGACTAAAGAAAGAAGAAAAGCAAGCAATTAAAGATTTATATGGTGAAGAAAAATCTTATTCTTTTTATAAGTCTAAAGAAAGAGAGTTTAGAAAAGGTAGAACTATTAAAAAAGTTAATATTCAATTTGATCTTGAAATAAATGATGATGATGTTGCAGACTCAATAGCAATAGGTTGGTACGCAAGTGAGAACTGGCATAAACTTGTTGATCAACCACACAATCTTGACAAGAAGCGTGGGTAATGATAAAATGAAGTTGTATACAAGTGAAGTATGGTTAAAGAAAAGGTATCAAGTTGATAAAAAAAGTCCTGAACAAATTGCAAAAGAGTGTGGAACATCTGTTGAAACTATATACGTATATCTTGCCAAGTTTGGCCTTAGAAAATCGAAGAGGTAAAAATGGCAGACTATAAGTATCCAGATTTTGAAAAACAACTTGAAGATAGAATGAAGTTTATTCGTGACATTTCAACCCAAGCACCTGCGGGTAGAAAGATATTAGATGAATGTCTAGATATAGCAGAACTACTCATTAAAAAGAATCAATCATATGGCAGTTCTTATAGCCATCCTATTAATATATTTAGTAAGTCTACCCCCAAAGAACAAATTTATATTCGCATTGATGATAAACTTAATAGAATCCACAAGGGTAAAGAATATGCATCCGAAGACACTATTTTAGATCTTATTGGATATCTTGTATTATTAAGGACATTAGATAATGAATGATGATTTAGTAAAACATTTAGACTTAGTTAATCAGGTTGCCTCAGAATATTTAAAAGGCTCTGATGCTTCTCAAATATCAAAAGACTTGGTTATCCCACGTCAAAAGGTTTTAAGTTTATTAAATGACTGGCGTTCTATGGTTTCAAATAACCAGGCTATTCATATGAGAGCAAAAGAGGCTCTTGCTGGTGCTGATCAACATTATTCATCTTTAATTAAAAAAACATATGAGGTAATTGATGCTGCAGATTCTACTGCAAATCTTACAGCAAAAACAACTGCTATCAAACTGATAGCAGATATTGAAAGTAAAAGACTTGAAATGCTACAAAAAGCAGGGCTGCTGGATAATAAAGAGATAGCAGAACAAATTATTGAAATGGAAAGAAAACAAGGAATTTTAATTAACATATTAAAAGATGTAGCCTCAAAGCACCCAGAAATTAGAAATGAAATTATGTCAAAACTTTCTGAAGTGCAAACAGAGGTGATGATAATTGACAACGATTGATTTTAGTGAATTTATTGAGGCTTTGGACGAAAGCCCTTTTGAACAAGACCCAGTAGATGTTAGAACTTTTGTAACTGGAAAAGATTATTTAAATCAACCAGAATTATCAGAGTACCAATATACCCTTGTTGAATGTATGAGTCAAATATATAAAGAACAAGATGTAATTAGATGGTTAGGAAAAGATGATGGCCTAGAACATTATAAAAAATATACTAAACAAGAAGTTATTCTTATGTGTGGAAAAGGTAGTGGTAAAGACCATACTTCTACTATTGGCTGTGCTTACATTGTTTATAAACTATTGTGTTTAAAAGACCCATCTAGATATTTTGGAAAACCATCTGGAGATGCTATAGATTTAATTAACGTTGCAGTTAACGCACAACAAGCAAAAAACGTATTCTTTAAAGGATTTAAGTCTAAGATTGAACAATCTCCTTGGTTTGCTGGAAAATACGAAGCAAAGGTAGATAACATAGAGTTTAATAAATCAATAACAGTTTATTCTGGACATTCTGAAAGAGAGTCTGCAGAAGGTTTAAACTTAATGCTAGCAGTGCTTGATGAAATTTCTGGATTTGCTATGGAAAATGCTGGTGGAAATGATCAAGGAAAAACTGCCGACAACCTATATAAAGCATTTAGAGGATCTGTTGACTCTCGTTTTCCTGATTACGGAAAGGTAATTCTTCTTTCATTTCCTAGATTTAAAGGAGATTTTATTTCTCAAAGATATGAAGATGTGGTAGCAGAAAAAGAAACTGTTATTAGAAGTTATGATTTTGTTTTGAATCCAACTTTGCCAGATGAAGATTTGTCAAATAAGTTTAGCATTGAGTGGGAAGAAGATACTATTATATCTTACAAAATTCCAGGAGTTTTTGCACTTAGAAGACCTACTTGGGAAATGAATCCAACTAGAAAAATTGAAGATTTTAAAATTGCTTTTTTTACAGACCCATCAGATGCATTAATGCGTTTTGCTTGCATGCCAACAGTATCTTCAGATGCCTTTTTTAAATCTAGAGAAAAAGTAGAAAAATCTTTATCAATCAGGAATCCTCTTGATAGTAACAGAAGATTTGATTTTAATTTTAAACCAAATCCAGACTTTGAATATTTTGTTCATGCAGATCTTGCACAAAAGCATGATAAGTGTGCTGTTGCTATTGCACACGTTGATAAATGGGTAAGTGTTCAATCGTTTAATAACTATGAACAGGTCATGCCTATGGTAATAGTTGATGCAATAGGTTGGTGGGAACCAAAAAGAGAAGGTCCAGTAGACCTTAGTGAGGTAAAAAATTGGATTATAGATTTAAGAAGAACAGGATTTAACTTAGGGCTAGTAACATTTGATCGTTGGCAATCATTTGATATTCAAAATGAATTAAAACAAGTAGGAATAAAAACAGATACTTTATCAGTTGCTAAAAAACATTACGAAGATCTTGCTATGTTAATATATGAAGAAAGAGTTGCAGCACCACATATTGATATATTACTTGAAGAATTATTAGAATTAAGAATAATGGGTAATAGGGTAGACCATCCTAGAAAAAAATCTAAAGACTTAGCCGATGCTATGTGTGGCTCTGTTTATAATGCAATAAGTAAATCACAAAGGGATAGGGTAAAAGAAATAGACATACATACCTGGTCAAGAGGCGGGGTAGATAATGACTCTATAAGAAATGATGACGATTTTGGTTTTGAAAAAGAAAAGATTAGAGGTAAAATAGGTGGATGGGATGGGGGGTATAGATTGATATGAAAGATATTAGTGAAGAAGAATATAATAGCCTAATTAATAAACTATTAGAAATAGGGGCTTTGGAAATAACTGGATATGATGCTATATCTGATCAATTTACTTATAATATTACCCCTGAATGTGAAAAATTGATGCCAGAACTTTGGGAAGAGCATTTTAAATTTGTAAATAAGTTAGCCTTTGAAATGTGGTCAGAGGGACTGATAGAGATGAATTTTGATAAAGATGGTACTCCAATGGTTATGTTAAAGCCAGAAACTGTGGGAATAAAAGATACCCTACCAGATGATAAAAGATTCTTTATAGAGAATATGATTAACAAACATAACAGGGGTGGTATAATTTAGTCATGCCTTACGATATTAAAAGAAACTATGGTGGTTGCCAAGGGTATGCAGTAGTAGGACCTTCTGGAATAAAAGGATGCCATTCTTCACGTAAAGATGCAATAGGTCAGCAAAGAGCCCTATATGCAGCAGAGTCTCAGGCTAAAAAATCACACGATGGTGTAATTACTAATGAAGATACACCAAATAGACAACCACATTCCCTAGAAGAATGTACAGATAAAGAAAATTGTCCAGATCATATGAAAGTACAAAAAGCAAACACTAATTGGCAAGAAG